ATATGACGAAAGCACAGCACCGACATATACAGGCGAAGTTGCCGTAAATGCCTGTGCGTATGTTGATGCGTACAAACACAATAGTGCAGGGGCTATCTCAACAAGCGACAACCAAGAGGCTTATCTGTATAGCACGATGTCGATGAGCAGCATTTCAACGGAGTTTGTGAGAATACGATCAAACAAAATGTTTACTGTATATGTCCGCTCCAACACAACTTCGGCTTCCGTAGGACTCTTCAACAACACGGAATGGCATTATCGAGCAATTTACAGCGAGTGAGGTAAATAGTTATGGCAACCCCAACAATCAACACACAGCTTACAACTCTGAACGGACACCTTGAGGACATAGACGATGTAATCAAGGGAATAATCTCTGACCTTGAGGAAGCAGACGAATGAGCGACTATGTAAATAACGGCGTGGATAAGATAAACGCCACGCTCGGTGACATAAAAGGCGACCTCACCACGCTCCGCCCGATGATAAAGAACCTAAAGCTATTGGTCTTGGGTTCTTTCAGCACGCAGAGCGGAAGTGGGGGAGTAGTCAGCACAACTATCGGTGCTGACAATGTTCCTGTGAAGTCGCTGTCTGTTGGCATCACGGCTGTTCAGAGCGGAAGCGGCGACCCGTCCCCAACGAATATTCGTCCGATAACAGGGTGGAGTGGGGCAAATGTATATGTTTCCCCCACGCTTGATGCACAGGACGGCACAACTTATCCCATTTCTTTCGGAGATGTCGGGACAGTTTACGGCGGCACGCTGAATGTAACAACAGGGAAGCTGATAGTGAATTGGGTGGATAGAGACTTGAGCGTGGACACCTCTTGGTCGGAGCAAACTTGGTCGGGCAAAGATGCTAACGCTCACTATTTCAGAGGAAGCGGATTCGGCGGAAGAAGATACGGCGGTTCTACTTCGGATGTATATGGTATGTGCGATAGCTATAAGTGGTGGGGCAACGGAACAACCACAACCTTGCGTAACCTATCGAATCTTGAGTTTGGCTATCAAGGCACGAACTCCTATGTGTGGATTAGGGACGATGCCTACACAACTGCGGCTGACTTCAAAACTTCGCTTGCGGGGAAGCACCTTGTCTACGAACTTGAGACTCCGCTTGAGTATGACCTTACCCCTATTCAAGTCCGAACACTTTTAGGCGAGAATAACATTTGGGCAGAATGTGGCAATACGGCTTGTGAGTACCGCATAGACCGAACCCTTTACCTCAATACTCTTTAAGGAGATTTAGATATGGCAACACCAATAATAAACTCGCAGATAGATGCGATAAACAGCACGCTTGACACTCTTGAAGATGACCTTGTGGTGCTTCGTCCGCTCATCAAAGACCTCAAGACCACGCTTGATGCGACCCTGTTTACCGAAAGCGGTAGTGGGGCGGTCGCTTCGTTTGACGATGGCGCAGACGGGGTTCCTGTGCGCTCACTTTCTGTCGCCATAACGCCCATACAGAGCGGCACAGGCGACCCCGCACCCGATAACATTCGACCCATCACAGGCTACTCTGAAGCGAAAGTTACTGTGGCAGGGCTGAACATCTTTGATGTAGATAATGCTGATTGGAAGAACACATATCTTCTTAACTCGACAGGAGCAGAGGAATCAAGCAGTAATTATAAATACACACAAGCGTACACAAAGGTACTACCAAGCACAACATACGCTGTGCAAATGAACAAAACCACAACAACTTCTTCTGCCTTGTCAGTTTGTCAGTATGATGCAAACAAAACTTTTATAAAGCGTACTGTGGCGATAACTGCAACTTCGAAAACAGGGGTAAAAACAGGAACATTCACAACAGTAGAGGATACAAGATATATACGCTTTTCTGCGCCGTATCTTACCACAGCAAGCACAAACTACGGCTCTTATAACTTTATGATAGAGCAAGGTAGTTCATCTTCTACCTACGAACCCTTCAACGGCAACACCTACACCATCGACCTTGACGGCACAGTCTACGGCGGCACGCTGAATGTCACAACAGGGGTGCTGACGGTGAAGTGGGTCGGTTTTGACGGCGGCGACATCACTTGGACAAAAGTCACAGGAAACAACTATCGTAACTTCTACCACGCTACCACGCCAACTGCGAAGTATCTCGTTTCCGAATCGACCATCATTTCCTCACAGTACAAGAGCGAAAGCAACAACTCCGCAACATCCTCTGCCGACAACTATGTGTGGATAAGAGGAAGTGAAACTGCCAATGAAATAGCCGTAAAAGACACAAGCAAGTCGGCATTGACAGGCGCAGAGTTCCAAACCGCCATGACAGGCGTGATGTTCTGTTATCAAAGGCGCACCCCCACCACAGTTCAGCTTACGCCGACAGAGGTCAAGTCCTTGCTCGGAGTAAACAACATTTGGGCGGACACAGGCGACATAACAGAGATAACAATAAGGTGCGACACGGCTCTGTACCTTCAGAAGTTAGTGGGGTGATTTACATGACAGAAAGCGTAATCGTAGCAATCATCACAGGAGCGTTCGCTCTGCTCGGAACTTATCTCGCCAACCGCAAGGCGGCTTCGCTGATTGAGTACAGGCTGTCGGAACTTGAGAAAAAGGTTGACAAGCACAACAATGTAATCGAGCGCACCTACCACCTTGAGGAACGCACCGAACTACAGGAAGCCGAACTCCACAGGCACAATGAAAGGTTGAGAATACTTGAGGGTCACAGATGACCTTGCAAGGTGTCTAATCGCCTCTCTAACGCACGATATTATTAAAGTCGATATATTTATCATCACAGCGGAATTAACCGCATAAAGGAGAAAAAATATGGAGCAGAAAAGAAATTGGAAAAAGTGGTGGAAGGCGGCGGCTATTCGTGCGCTCAAAACCATAGCACAGACAGCCATCGCTTCCATCGGCACGGCGGCTGTTCTGTCCGACATAAATTGGCTGATGGTCGGCTCGGCTTCAGTCCTCGCTGGACTGCTGTCGTTGCTGACGAGCCTCGCAGGCATTCCTGAAGAGGACATGGAGGTGTAAACATGGCAAAAGTTGCACAGGGCAAGATCGCAGAGTTTACCAACTCTCCGCTTGTAAGCTACACTTGCATAAGCCCTAACAAGACGAACGGAAGAATAGTCCCTTCAAGCTACACGAACAGATGGGACGGAGAGATCATAGACACGATTACGATCCACTGCGTAGTCGGACAGGCATCGGTGGAGTCTCTCGGTAATGTCTTCGCCAATCCGGCGAGACAGGCTTCGTCCAACTACGGCATCGGATTTGACGGAAGGGTAGGGATGTATGTCGAAGAGAAAGACAGATCGTGGTGTTCCGGCGGAGAAAAGAACTGCAACGGAATGACCGGGTCGCTCAATGACTACAGAGCCGTCACCATCGAAGTCGCTTCCGACACGGAGTATCCCTACGCAGTAACCGATGCTGCATACGCAAGCATAATCGAACTGTGCGCCGACATCTGTAAGAGAAACGGCATAAAGAAGCTTCTGTGGGAAGCTGACCCTGATCTCGTTTGGGATAAGTCAAGGCAGAATATGACAGCTCACAGATGGTTCGCATACAAGTCCTGCCCGGGAGACTATCTCTACGAAAGGTTCGATGACATCGCTGAAAAGGTCAACAAGATTTTAGATCCCAATCCGCAGCCGACACCAACCCCTGAAGACAGGGTGAAGATAAGCGACTACTGGAACAGAGATTACACCGTGGCTCTTCAGGTGATGTGGGGCTGCCGGATAGTTGACGGCATCATCAGCAGACAGGCCAAGAGCGACAGAGCATCAATGCCTAATGTAATAGCCACCAACGATAACGGAGACCTTGACGGCACCTTTGAGTATCGTGGTTGGCCTGCATATATCGGCGGCTCTGCGCTCGTCAAAGAGATACAGAAGTGGGTCGGAGTCTCTGCCGATGGTCACTGGGGCAAGAACACCACCAGAGCGTGGCAGAAGGCGATGAACGATAACGGATATGGCCCGATAGGCACGGACGGAATCTTCGGCCCGAAGTCCGCAAGACTTATGGGCGAGTGGATAAATGACTGGTACAAGAGGCATCCGAACGCATAGTTGACATAATTCTTTACAAGTCTACTTGACAGAATATTATGTTATGTGTTAGGATATAGATGATCTAATGCTCATGAAGGTCACTCCTTGACTGTTTTGGATCATAACTCCCCAATAGGCGGATGGTGCAAGCTGTCCGCCTGATCCTTGAAAGTTCCACCTCAAGTCCCACATATAATCCTTTCTTTCGCACAGAAGGCTCCTGAAAAGGGGTCTTTTGTGTTTTTATGGGTGTCTTAAAATTTGTACACGAATTTTAGAAAAAAGTGTTGACGAGACTGACGGAATAGGGTAATATTGAGTTGGGTTGCAACTATGCCGAAAATATCAAATCTCGGCATCTTCACAAATTCTTCATAAAAAATAAGCCTCGCGCACGCGCGAGAGTAGGTGATAAAGTAGCAACCCACAGAATGAAAGAAAGGGGGTTGCTACTTTTGATTTACAGGAAGTCAACCAAACACAAAACCATCACTGCCGACAATGGGTTCGACTTTGATGCAAGGCTCGATGCCTTCACCAGTTCCCTGGATGAGAAACAAATCGACTATGAGGTGGAGACGAACCCGGTCGCAGGGTTTATCGCCTTCATCAAGTACCAGGTCATCGTTGAGATTCCGGAGAGTGTGAAGGAAGAGCATGAACTGCATGGCGACAGATTCTACTGCGGAAGCTGTCCGAGAATGGCGAAGAACACGGACGGAAGATTCAAGTGGCTGCGCTGTGATCTTGACGGAAAGCTTCATCACACGGAGACATCGTCCTGCTGCAACGCTTTTTACGAGTGGCTTGAGACCGGGAAATGGAAGGAAAGGAGTGAGGAAGATGAGCAGTGAACTGATGAAAGCCTACCGCAGGGAAAACCATCTTACACAGGGTCAGCTTGCAGAGGAACTGAACCGGGAATTCAACCGCAAGTACACAACGGCACTGATAAGCTACACCGAAAAGGGGTTTGTGGAACTTCCCCAAAATGCTATCCAGTACCTTGAGTCTAAAATGCGCGAGAAGGCGTTTAGAAATCCCTCTGACAGCACTTTAGAGCCGATGTGGGCAACTATACCATCTAATGAAATTTCTTCGCTCAAATCGGCTGTTTTGCCAAGTAAGGAACTCACGCAGACCGAAAGGATAATCCAGTACATCGAGGACTTCGGATCTATCACTTCGTGGGAAGCGTTCTCACAGCTTGGCATCACGAGGCTGGCCTCGCGCATATGCGACCTTAAAAAGGAAGGCTACGAATTCGACCACAAGATCGAAAAGGCAAAGAACAGATACGGAGAACATATCCATTACACAAGGTACAGTTTGAGGAACAGCGATGGGCAAGCGGACATGGATAGACAGCGATATATGGGCTGATACTGATGACCTTAATCTTACCGAGAAAGTCTTCTACCTCTATCTGCTTACCAACAGCCAAAGGAACATTGCCGGATACTACCGCTTCAACATCAGGTATGCAGTCCTGGACCTTGGGATGGCTGACGATCACATTGAAGCCCTTCTCGAGCGGAAACAGAAGTACTGGCTATATGACCGGGAAACAGGGCAAGTCCTTATTCCGAAGTTCACCAAGTACAACATCGTTAAAAGCAAGCAGCAGTACGCAAAACTGAACGCCGAACTGAATGATCTGAAACCCAGTCCGCTTCACAAACTGTTCATCAGGTCTTGGGAAGAGGTCAATGGGATAGGGTCTGTGGAGATGCTGGATGAGAAGTTCAAGAGCAAGGCATATTGAATACAAGATACAGTATATCCTTCATAGTATTTATTAACTATAACTCTTAACTTAACTTAACATAACATAACAGGGGTATCGGATAGGGTATCGATAGGGTATCGGATAGGGTATCAGTGAAAGGAGATGAGAAGGGTGCCGAAAGGGTGCTACGAACACAAAGAGCAGACCACCAAAGTCACTATAGACGAAGCATACGAACAGCTTAAAGCAGCCATACTGATGCAAGCCATCTCGGACTACTGGTTTTCGTGCAAGGCACTGCACAAGCCGAGGCAGAGAAGGCTCCGGCAGACCAAGGAGTATCTCATCTATGACTGCAAGAAATTCTTCGAAGATCCGCCTTACGATTTCGGAGATGTGGACACCAGGAGAGTCAAGCTGATGCTCGACACAGCTGCAAGGGAAGGCTTCGATCTGATAATCACAAACAAGTGGCGGTACGAACAATGAAGATAGTCATCAAGGGCAATCCAATAACGAAGAAGAACAGTCAGCGGATCGTGCTGATAGGCGGAAAGCCGAGAATACTTCCGTCACAGAAATACAAGGAGTATGAGGCAAGGGCGATGCTCTATATGCCGAAGCTGAAGGCTCCGATAAGCGACCCGGTCAATGTCAAATGCATCTACTTCATGGAGTCGCACAGGCGAGTTGATCTGTGCAATCTCATGGAAGCAAGCCACGATATCCTGGTCCGCTACGGCATCCTTGAAGATGATAACTGCAACATTCTGTGGTCTGTTGACGGAAGCAGAGTTATGTACGATAAGTCCGACCCAAGGGTCGAAATAGAGATAACAAGAAAGGAAGAATGAAAATGGGAATTAACTGGATAACAAATGTGAGCGGAAAGGCATCAAGAGGAAGATCTGATGTTGAGGTCAGCTACACCAAGGGCGAGAACGCTGCCTACAGACTGTACTTCGCAAAGGGGGCATACGCAACCAAGCTGAAGAACACGGAGCGCGTCCTTGTCGGAATGAACGATAGCGAAACGAGAATGTATTTTGCTCCGGCTGAAGGTACATTGGGTTACAAAGTCAACGCAACAGGAAAGAATGTGGCAACTGTGTCAATTTCCGCAAGGAAGATGGAACAGACTTTCCCCACACTTCCGCCTTCGGCAGTCATTGGATCTTATGAACTCAAACTGGATGAAGCGGAAAAGCTTTACTACATCAGCATCGGCGCACTGCCGAGATAAGGAGACAAAATGGCAACAAATGTAGTGGTACTTATTGGCAGACTGACTAAAGACCCGGAGATCAGCTACTCAAGCGGAGACACCTCGACCCAGGTCGCTTCCTTCTTCCTCGCAGTCGAACGCCACACCAAGGGCGGAAAGGTCACCGACTTCATCCGCTGCAAGGCGTTTTCCAAGACCGCAGAGGTCATAGAGAAATACTGCAAGAAGGGCAAGCAGATATGCCTTGTAGGCGAGATCCGCACTTCCGACTATCTGAAGGAAGGCAAGAAGAACTACCTGACAGAGGTGATAGCCAAGAATATCGAACTGCTCGGGGCCAAGGTTGAGGTCAAGGAAGAACAGGAGCAGATAGTCGCCGGGTTCGCGCATCTCGCGGATGACATCCCCTTCTAGAGGCAGATTATGAAAGACAAGCTGATAAGCGCAAACAAACTGAAAGCCCACTATGCATGGTGGGGAAATGTAGACAACGAAGTCTATCAGCAGATGAAAGTAATCTTTGACACCATCATAGATGTTCAGCCGGAAGTAAAGGCGGAAGCGGAAGAGAATGAAAGGGGGTGATTTTGGTGAAGCATTATGGAGATATTACAAAGCTGTCGGGATATGAACTGCCCCCGGTCGATTGTATTACTGGTGGTTCACCTTGCTGACAGGACTTGAGCGTTGCCGGAAACAGGGCTGGTCTTGAAGGCGAAAGAAGCGGTCTGTTCATGGAGCAGATACGGATAGTAAAGGAGATGCGAGATGCAGACAGACAGAGAGGAAGAACAGCTTGGGCTGTTCGACCAAGATTCATGGTGTGGGAGAATGTACCAGGAGCCTTTAGTTCCAACAAGGGAAAAGACTTCCAAGCCGTCCTCACAGAAATCGTACGGATCTCGGATGAAGAAGCCCCCGATGTGCCTATGCCTAAAGACGGCAGATGGGGAAGCAGCGGATGCCTCTACGATGAAATGGGCAGATGGAGCATTGCTTGGCGAGTACACGATGCACAGTTTTGGGGAGTCCCCCAAAGAAGAAAACGCATCGCGGTTGTCGCAGATTTTGGAGGACTGTCCGCCCCCGAAGTACTCTTTGAGCGCAAGGGCTTGCGTTGGGATTCTGAACAGAGCGAATAAACGAGGCAAGGCACTTCCGCCGGAACTTAAAGAGGCACTAGAAAGACAGGCGCATGAAGCGGATAACCAGTTGTACCCTGAAGATTAGGGGGGGGGCAGAGCGAGACTGCTATGGCAAGACAGCCGGAAAAGGAGCATTGATTCAATGGGAAAAGTCGGGAACGCTGGGGGTCAGTCAAGATCAAACACTTTTCGTGTTTGTGTCC